TTGTCCATCGCAGATGGGTCGTCCGATATCACTGCCCAAGCGAGCACCAAGACGGGCAAACTGAGAATTATCAAAACTGCCTCGTCTTTCCAGTCTGATTGACGGGCTTCTAATAATTTGCCTTGGTAAGCTTCATCACCTCGGGCCATTTTTTCAGCATGCATTAATTGTGCATCTGACATTGCCATTTTCGTTCTCTGCTTGTTAGCATAAATCTTACTACCAGCAGAAACGGCTAATTTAATTGCCGATAACCACATAAATTATACCACTATTGCAGTTTTTCTTTTTTCAGCTAGCATTCTTTTAGTGCCATTTACTTTAACCTCTTCAGGTTTAGCAATAAAGTTAAATGCTTTGTCAGCAGTTGTTTTAGATCTTGGATCTATCTCAACTTTTTGATCTGGAACTGAACTAATTTTAATATTATTAAGTTTTTGCATTTTTTGCTCCTTTTTATTCGTCTTCTCCTATCATAACTTGAGCTTGTTGTACACCTTGCTTTGCAAGACTAACTCCAGCACGTAATTTTGCTAAATCTTCGTTTTGATCTAGCTTATCTTCGGCTAAATCTCTCGCTTGCATCAATTTTGCTCTGTTTAAATCTTGATTTGCTTCATCAGCGTTCTTTTTACGCTCGTTTTCCATTGCTCGAAGGTCAACTTCACGTGATTTTAGCTTCAATAGTGGGTCAGAATCAAATTGTGATGTAATTTTCTTCTCTTCTTTCATGTAATCTTCAGTCATTTCAGCAATCAACACCGCTTTTCTTGCTTCAACTTGGTTTGTAAGCATCTGTAATTGCTGTTGTACTTGTGGATTTCCAGCTGCCATCTGTTGCATTTGCATCATTTGCTGCATTTGCTCTCTAAATTCAAGTTGAACTTGCTCTTGCGCCATAATTGAAATGTGTTCTAGTATATTTTTTTGTATTGCAGCCATAATTTGTGGATTATTTCTAACCATATTAGTCGACATAAAATTTAAATGAGCTGTAATGTGTGCTTGATGGTCTTGACCAGGAAAAGCTTGAAAAGGTTTCATTACCATTGCATTAATATGCTCCATACTTGGGTCCATTGGTGCGTTTGGTGCAGGTGGTGGTAATACTGCATCAATATTTTTTACACCGATCGCTTCATACATGTTTCTGTATATTTGATACATGTTGTGTGCTTGTGGATTTGATGTTGCGATCTGTAATTGTGTTTGCGCTAATGTAATTCTTTGTGACATAGAAAATATATTAGGGTCCGCTACAGGAATAATATCTACTCTGTCGTCAAAATCTGTTTGTTTAATATTTCTTGCACCACCAACAACATCATATGGATATTCAGGTGGTAGATACTGTGCTACAACTTTTGCAAGTAATTTAAATTCAGATTTCATAGCTGCGTAACATCTTTTGTGTATTGCAGACATTACTCTTGATCCACGTTCTAATAATGCAATCGTTGTACCAACTGCAGCGCCTTGATTACCATCGCCAACTTGCATGTCAGCAATAGCCGCGAACCTTTGACCAGCTTGTACAACTATACCTAATAAATTTAATAATGTTTGAGACGGTTCTTTGTATGGTAATGGAAAGAATGCATCACGTAAAGATCCACCTGGTGCATCTACATCTTTAAATTCACCTGGTTGTATTGGTGATGCCTCATCTCTAACTCTTACACCTCTTTGTTTAAATCCTGCTGGTAAGTTTGATAGGGTACCCGCATCTAATAATTGACGGAGAGCCGCCGTTGCCGTACGACTCAATCCGCCAATCATATGAATGAGTCCAAAGCCATAAAATCCTAGTCCTGGCAGAAATTTGAAGTGGACGAAATATTGGATCTTACGTTTCTTTAGATCATTGGGCGCGAAGTTCCTTCTGATTGAAAGAACTTTCCTATTACCTTCTTCAACAGTTACGATGTAAGGTAATTTTATTCCTGTTGGTTGCCCATCGGCACCAACTTCTTCGAAACCTTCTAAGTCTAAATTCACATGACACTCTAACAATGTGTAAACTGGCTCGTTCTTTCCAGTTTTCTTTGCACCTTCTAGTTCACGTTCTTTTTTTGCAAGTTCATCATTTGTATCTGTACCTGGAGGTCCAAGTTCTACATCACGATAAAAACCATTAACTTGTTGTTTTCTTAATTCGTTTTCAGAAATTTTAATTGTATGAATAACCGCTTCCGCATCGTCTAATGAGGTAGCCGTGTACGGAACGATTAATTCATCTGCAGGTACAAACTTAGAAACTGCTCGTCCTATGTTTGTATCATAATAAACTTTTTTAAAAGTAGATCCTGCTAAAGGTAAATGAAATAACATTGAGTCAAACTCTGCTTCATACTCTTTCATTTGATCCATAACTAAATAATTCATAAAGTCTTTAACACGTGTTGCTTGCTGTTCTGTTGCAGGACTTTTAACACCGATAATTTGTGTTCTAACAGGTCCATCACCTGGTAATAATTCTTTGTAAGCTTGTGCTTGGAACTGAGTAACAGCTTCTGCCATTACAGGGTGTGTTGCACCACTTGCTCCTTGAAACGGTTCAGTTCTATTTTCATATTTAAATCCTAAAAGATCTAAACCTTGTATGTAGGATTGCTCCCATTCTTTTCTGGAAGTTTTGTAATCCATATAATTTTGTGTCATCTCGCTGCCAATTGGCTCTAACACATCATCTGGTAAAATATCTGCTAGGTTATCAAAGTGTGATTCTGTCCCCGGTATGTTGATAGATCCCGGTTCAAAGTCGATTGTTGCACCACCATCTTCTTCAGGTACAACTTCTATTGGTCCTTTTTCTGGTTGTTCTTCCTGAACAGTAACTTCTTGTATTTCCTCTTCTGAAGGAACTTCAAGTTTTGTTCTTGTGTTCGGGAGTCCTTTGTCTATATCTGCCATTTATACTCCTATAAGTTTCTAACACGTTTCATTAGACCTTGCAACCCTTGTGAGTCTGGGTTCATGGATTCTAGCATAGCACCTGATGTATCACCACCGGATAGCCCTGCTCTACCACCGCTTGCTAAATTAGCAACTCCACCTGCATCTGCTATTGCCTGCATCTGTTGATCTTGTTTTATAAAATCTTGTATCTGTGGATATGTCATACCAAAATCTTGAATTGTCATACCTTGTGTTTTTAATATTTCATCAATCTCTTGTTCTGATGTAGTTGGAAAAGCCTGTTCCATCTGTTGCATTCTGTTTTTTAATCTTCTCTCCTCAGGAACACTTAACTGACCTTCTCTAGGAGCTCCTTCTGGTAAGAACATTCTTCTACCACGTTCTGCCATTGCGAACTCTTCACCTTTAGCCATTTCTTTTGCAATTTCTGCTTCTTTATCAACTTGTAGTTTTGGACCTAAAATATATTTATTTATTAAAGTATCAGCAAATGCTTGTTTGTAAGGTATACCCTCTTGTAAAGTTGTATTGAGAGGAATAGCTAACTCTACCGCAACTTCTGTTGCAAGTGCAAGTGGGCCTAATGCACCTTTTATAAACTTACCTGCTGTAGCAACTTTGTTATTAAATTTAGAAAGAATAGCTTTAGCCGCTTCATCTCCTTGTGCTGCTTTTTGAGTTAAATTATTTAAAGAATTTTGATATGCTTTTGCATTATTACAATTAACACCCTTAGCAAGGTTACATTTAATTCCTAAATCTTTCATAAAAGCAGATAAACCTTTTACGTTAAAGTCTGAAGAACGTATGGCTGTTTCAACTCCTTTTTCTATTTGTTTAAATTGACCTATTGGAGTTTTAGCACCGGCTCCATAAAGTTTGCCACCAGGTGATCTAACAAAAACTTTATTATTTTTTAAAACCTCTATGTCCTCTGGTTTTATAATATTATTTGCAATTCTACTTTCTATACCTTTTATTGTATTATTAATTGTTCTAGTTGTTAATGCTAAATCATCTGTAGCACTACCAAATTTAACACCAGATTGATGGTGTCTTGTAATTGCATTTAATAAAGCATCTTTTGAATTACCTGGAGTTCCAGATAAATATTGAATTAAATCGTTTAATCTAACTTTATCAGTAAATCCTTTTTGCTTTAATAAACCAGTTATAACTTCGTTTGGTTGGTTAAAACTTCTTTTTGATATGTCTACTAATTTTTGATTTAATTTAAAATCTCCATGTTGTGTTATATCAGTTGCATTTTTTTTAGCATATTTATCTAATCCATAATAATAATTACCACCACCTGCAGCAGTATTATCTTTAAAACCTATAATTCTTTTTACATTATTTATTTCTTTGTATACTGGTTCATAAGTTAAATTTTTAATTTTTTTCTTTTTTTCATTTTCAAAGACTCTGTTCATTTGCAACAACATCCATCCTTTTGTAGATCCTCTATCTGCTGCAACCTTCCAAGGTCTTTTGTCTTTTAATCTTCTAGCCATTCTGGCTAAAAGATTCTCTCTTCCTAATTGTTTAATTCCGTATTTATGAGTTTTAAAATCCCACTCTTCACCTGGTGGTAATTCAAATTGTGCTTTAATTAACTCTTGATCCTTTAAAGACAATTTTTTTATTTTTGGTTCTTCACCTCTTGTGGTCAAACCTTCACCTTTACCTAATGTATATCCTTTATTAATAAATCTTAAAACTTTCGTGTAATCTTTATTTACTATGTTTTGATTTCTTAGGTCAGGGTATTTTTTAACACCATATCTATACCTATCAAAATTAAACTTTGTATCAGGAAAAGCTTCTGTTATTTTTTTCTTTTGTGAAGGAGTAAGCGCTTCCTCTTTTGCATAGTCTTTAGCATACCCAGGTCTTGATCCATCAGCACTTGGTTGCACCAACATACCACCACCGGCTAGTGGATTCCGTTCGTTAAAATCTCTATAAGGATCTTCGGGTCTTTGTATTTGATCTGCTGTTGTAACTTCACCTTCGTCGAATAGATCCATCAACTCTATAATTTTATCCTGTAGGTCTTTCATTACTCTCCTAACATTCTGGCGATACCGCCTGATGCAAAATCATCAGCTGCCTCTGCAGCTTCCTCTGCTGCTCGTTCTGCTGCTTGTTCCGCTCTAATTTCAGCCTCAACAATTCTACTTTCACCTCTAGATATTCCTTTAACTTTCTTACCAGTTGCATATTCTTCCATCTGACGAGTTGTGCCTTCTAACATATCATCGAGTGAACCAACAATAACATCTACTGCCTCAGAACCTCCATCCGGATCTGTTGCGTATACTTCTACATCGTTAGCAACAAAATCTCCTTTTGGTTTTGTTTCCATTTCTGCGCCGCCCTCAACAAAAACATCAGCTCTTCCTGTCTCAGGTCCTTTTTTACCTGGTGCAGTGTAGTTAATTGATACCGGTTGAGAATATTCATTTTCAAACATCACATCAACATTACCATCCATATCATCAATCTTCACACCAGGAACTTTATCATTTGTATATGTTGTGTATATTCTTTCATCAGTATCTACTAGTTTATAATAATCCATGTGGTCAGGTCTTTTTGCTTTGTACTCTGGTGTTCTAGCAACATCAGAAAAATAATTTTCACCTTTACCCTCTGCTATCGCTTTATCATACTCTGCCTTACTGACCTCTACTTTTTTCTGTTTAAATACGTTTTCTGCTTTTCCTTCGTTTCTAAATTTATTTACAAATGACGGAAACCACTCTGGCATCTGTGTTGAGGTGTCTTCTAATTTTGTTATAGGTGTTTTTATTGGAGGAGGATTTTTAGAAATTGTTTTACCAAATTTAATTGGTTTTAAAATTTTACCAACAATTGGTATGGATGCAAGACCACCTAATATTTTCATAAATTTTCTTCTAGTCATGCCGTCTTTAAACCCTGTACGTCCACCTCCGCCTCCTTGTTCATCTTCTGGATCTGGATCAATACCTACTCCTTTTTTAACTTTTTCTATTTGCTCCATAAGTTCTCTAAGTTTTCTCATTCTTTCTTCAATAGCCATTGCAATACCAGTCATACTATCATCTTTGCCATTACCTTCTTTCAAACCGATACGACCACCCATAGCTTTTTTAATTTGTTTACCGCCTATGATACCTTTAGATGTATCAATAACATTGCCTTCCATGTCTACAACTTTTTCTAAATCTTTTAATTTTTGAGAAGCTTCTTGTTTAATTTTTATTTTTTCAAGACCATCTGGATCACGGCCCGTAAATTTTCTAAAACCTCTAGTAAGCTGTATGATGGCTTCTGCAAGTGTCATTCCTGGTCTAATCATTAGTTCCCTCTAAATTTTTTCTTTTTGTATTTTTTTTCCATTCCTGATTCTGGCAAACTTTCTTTTTTAAATCTTTCAAGTCTATCTTTGTATAAAATCTCTGCTCTCTTCATAGGGTTCTTAACATCTTTTACTAATTTTCTTTTTGGTCCTGGTTCAGGTCTAAATCTTGATCTAATATCAGGTAGTCCTTCATATTTTTTAATAATATCTTTAGATTTTTTAATTAATTTGTTTTGTAATTTATCGTAAGCAGATTGTAGGTCTCCCAAATCTGCTTTAGATTTTCCTTCTGTAATTCTTGATTTTATTT